TGTAGAAAAGTTTTATAAGAAAAAACCACAATTTGCTCCAGTATCTAATGCTGGAGTTAAGAAAACTTCAATATTCAAGAAAGACCCACTCAAAAAAGTGGGTTGTATCAAAGCTGTTGACGCTCCAAAAGCTAGAGATTATTTAAGACATAGGAAAATTCCATCTCACAAATGGGATGAATTATACTACATTGAGAATTGTCAAGCTCTAAGTAAGTTGGATTATAAGTATAAGGAAAGAGTATTTGGAAACGACCCAAGATTAGTTATTCCGTTCTATACAAGACAGGGAAAACTTATCGGAGTTTCTGGTAGGGCACTCAATAACAACAAACTTAGATATTTAACACTTAAATTTGATGAAACATCACCACTCATTTATGGGCTTAGAACAGTTGATTATAATAAAAAGGTTTATGTTACAGAAGGCCCTATTGATAGCCTGTTTTTACCTAACTCCATTGCAGTCGCTGGAAGCGATTTCTCAAAATTAACTACAATAGTGCCTATTGAACAGGCGATAGTTGTGTTTGATAATGAGCCTAGAGCTCCAGAGATTGTGAAAAAGTTGTCTCAAATTATTGAAGATGGGTTTGAGGTCTGTATATGGCCTAAGACAATAGACGATAAAGATATAAATGATATGGTATTAAATGGATTATCTCCGAGTGTTATAAAGGACACGATAAACAGTAATAAATTTTCAGGGTTGAAAGCTAAGATGGCCTTGAGTGATTGGAGTAAGATTAGTGAGCGATAACGAGACACAAGTAGTTAAAAGTGATGGTTCATCACAACCGATAAATTTAGAGAAAGTACATAGAATGGTAGAAGCTGCATGTAAAGATGTAGCTGGAGTATCTGAATCAGCTGTTGAAATGAACTCAGGCCTACAGTTTTATGATGGAATCACTACTAAAGAAATACAAAGCATATTGATCAAATCTGCCGCAGACTTAATATCATTAGAAAGTCCAAATTATCAATATGTCGCAGCTAGACTCTTACTGTTCCAAGTAAGAAAAAATGTATTCAATACTAAATGGAAAGACTCTAAAATATACCCAGCATTAAAAGACATTGTTGTTAGAAATATCAATACTAGTGTTTATGATGAAAGACTTATCACATATTATGATGATGAAGAATGGGATAAATTAGACAGTTATATGAAACACGATAGAGATTTCTTGTTTACATATGCTGGGTTAAGACAAATAGTTGACAAATATCTTGTTCAAGATAGAAGTAATGGGAAACTCTATGAGTCACCACAATATATGTATATGTTGATTGCTGCAGTTTTGTTTAAAGAATACCCAAAAGAAAAGAGATTACAATATGTTAAAAAATATTATGACGCCATTTCACAATTTAAAATCAATATTCCAACACCGATCATGGCCGGTATTAGAACTCCTTTACGTCAGTTTGCGAGTTGTGTGCTTGTTGATGTTGACGATTCTCTTAACAGTATTTTTAGCTCTGATATGGCTATTGGTCGTTACGTTGCTCAGCGTGCTGGAATTGGTATCAACGCTGGTCGAATACGAGGATTGGGGAGCAAGATTCGAGGAGGCGAGGTCCAACACACAGGCGTCATTCCGTTTCTTAAAAAATTTGAATCAACAGTCCGTTGTTGTACTCAAAACGGCGTTCGAGGTGGTTCTGCAACGGTTCACTTTCCGATTTGGCATCAAGAAATAGAGGACATTCTTGTTCTCAAGAACAACAAAGGCTCAGAAGATAACAGAGTCAGAAAACTAGACTATTCAATACAAATATCGAAATTGTTTTATGAACGATTTCTTAGAAATGAAGATATCACATTATTCTCACCACATCAGGTGCCAGGTTTATATGAAGCTTTCGGCACTGATGAATTTGATGAACTATATGAGAAATATGAAAGAGCTTATTCTATTCCTAAAGAGAAAGTAAATGCTCAAGAACTGTTTATGAAACTACTCAAAGAGAGAGCTGAAACAGGTCGAATTTATATAATGAACATAGATCATGCTAATAGTCATAGCTCATTCTTTGAAGATCAGGCTAAAATCAGTATGTCTAATCTATGTCAAGAAATTACACTACCCACAACCCCATTGACTAGTCAACATGACGAGGAAGGAGAGATAGCTCTCTGTATATTGTCGGCTATCAATGTTGGTCAAATGACTAATGATCTTAAAGAAATGCCTGAGCTATGTGATTTAGCTGTTAGGGCATTAGATGAAGTAATTGATTATCAGAACTATCCAGTCAAAGCAGCTGAGATATCAACTAAGAAAAGACGAAGTTTAGGGATTGGTTATATAGGTTTAGCTCATTTCTTAGCTAAGAACAAAGTTAAATATGATGATGAAGAAGCTCATAAGTTAGTTCACAGATTAACAGAACATTTTCAGTTTAATCTACTCAAGACGAGCGTTGAACTAGCTAAAGAAAAGGGAGATTGTGATGGTTGGAGTGATACAAAGTATTTTGGTGGACAATTACCGATTGATCATTACAAGAAAGATGTTGATGAAATAGTCAAGCCAGAATATGAGTGTGATTGGGAGAGTTTGCGAGAAGAAATAGTATTACATGGAGTTAGAAACTCTACATTAACGACACAGATGCCGTCTGAGAGCTCCTCTGTCGTGTCCAATGAAACGAATGGTATAGAACCACCACGTGATTACTTGTCAATTAAGAAAAGTAAGAAGGGTCCACTGAAACAGATAGTTCCAGGTTATCCACACTTAAAAAACTTTTATACTCTATTGTGGGACATGAAATCAAATGAAGGCTACATTAAGATTGTAGCGATTATGCAGAAATTTTTCGATCAGGCCATTTCGGGTAATTGGAGCTACAATCCAGAAAACTACCCAAACAATGAAGTTCCGTTATCTGAAATGGCTCAAGATATGTTGACATCATACAAGTATGGATGGAAAACAGTTTATTATCAAAACACATACGACAGTAAAACAGAAGATGAAGTATTAACAGAAGAAGTAGTTACACCAATAGATGATGAAGAGGATTGTGAATCTGGAGCATGTGCGATATGACAATATTCAATAGAAATAAAGTCAACGCACTTAAAGAACCTATGTTCTTTGGCGAAGCATTAAACACACAACGATATGATGAATTCAAGTATCCCATATTCGACAAATTAACACAGAAACAGTTAGGATTTTTCTGGAGGCCAGAAGAGGTCAGTTTACAGAAAGACAGAAATGATTATCAATCATTAGATGCTGGACAAAAACACATATTCACAGCCAATCTCAAATATCAGACAATGTTAGATAGTGTTCAAGGTCGAGGTCCTGCGTTAGCGCTACTCCCTTATGTCAGTATTCCTGAATTAGAGAGTTGTATCATTGCATGGGATTTCATGGAAAACATTCATAGTCGTAGTTACACATACATTATGAAGAATCTCTATTCTGATCCAAGTGAAGTGTTTGACACAATACTTGAAACTAAAGAAATACTCAGTAGAGCTGAATCAGTTACAAAAGATTATGATGTTTTTATGCAACAAGGGGCTAAATGGATTAAAGATAGAGGAGTAAAGAATACTGACACATACGAACTCAAGAAAAGATTTTACAAAATGTTGATCAGCATTAACATTTTAGAAGGAATACGATTTTACGTCAGCTTTGCATGCTCCTTCGGGTTCGGAGAGCTGAGGCTTATGGAAGGATCTGCAAAGATCATTTCTCTGATCGCTCGAGATGAATCTCAACACCTAGCAATTACTCAACATATTATCAAGAATTATCAAAAGAGTGAGAAAGATAAACAAATGTTGAAAGTAATGAAAAACTGTGAAGAAGAAGTTTACGATATGTATAGCTCAGCTGTTGAAGAAGAAAAAGAATGGGCATCATACTTAATGAAAGACGGTTCTATGATTGGCCTGTCTGAAACTCTATTAGGGAACTATGTAGAATGGATAGCCAATAAAAGACTCAGAGCTATAGGGCTCAAGCCGTTATATGACAGACCAATAAGAACGAATCCACTTCCGTGGACACAGCATTGGTTATCGTCTAGAGGCCTGCAAAACGCTCCACAAGAGACCGAAATAGAATCATATATAATAGGTGGTATCAAACAAGATATCAAGGAAGATACATTTGAAAAATTTAAATTATAAGGAGATATTATGAATTGTTTATCATTTTTACTAACGCTAAGTTTACACTTGGGAATGCAATCAGGATTTAATGAAATAAATCCACACATAAGATGTGAAATAGACAACAACTATAATACTGGAATGTATTATAATAGTGAGAAGAACATTAGTTTTTATGTGAGTCGAGATTTTAGTATTCGTGAATCAGAAATAGAAATAGGTTTAGTTACTGGTTATAGAGATATCAATGTAATGCCTTTAATAAGATGGAAGAAGAATAATTGGTTCATCGCCCCAACGTATGGAAGAACTTGGTACTATACAGAGTATCCAAATCGGCCTACTGTTTGGTTTAAAGGTGAGAAAGACGTTGGAGTTATAATAGGCTATGATTATAAAATAGGGAGAAGAAGATGAAAGAATGGTGGAACAGAATAATACACTACAAATTTCATATCTGGAAAGTGTTTGCTTTCTTGGGTGTATGTTTGGCATTGTGTATATTTGCATTGACTAGATTGATATGAACAAAGCATTCGCTTCTCAAAGATGATTGATTATTACGAAAAAAGAGATATGACTTGTGAAGAATGCGGTTCAATGTTTGAAGTCAAACATGAAATGGGAACCCATTACATTCCACAATACTGTGTATTCTGTGCGGGAGAGATACTCCCAAGAGAAGAACGAATAGATTATGATCAAGAACCATTAATGAATTGACAAATCAGCGAAAGCTGTTATAATAGTATTATACAACATGACTAGATACGAACAATATAGATTAACAAGATATTTTATCTTGGGAGTTTGTTTTGGTGGAATTTGGATCAACAGACCTGGATTAGGTATAGACAATCTCAGTCACGGAAGTGGACCGTTTTATCTTTTTGTATTCTTGTTCGTATTCTTTTTAGTCAGATGGTGTTTAAGCCGATGAAGAAGAAACAACTCAAACGAGAGTTTGATTATTATCATAACAAAGTAGAAGAAATGGAACAAGAACGAGAAACAGACAGAAGCTGGGAGCTACAGAAAGCTCTAAGGAAACACAAGAAAATGAAATTAAAATTGAAAGACGAGCTCCATAAGAAATGAGAAAAGAAAGAATATACTTCTTGTTGATGAAACCGTTTACACCCAAGTTTTGGCAAAACTTCTACAAGTATGGACTGTTAGTATTACTGGCTCTGTTTGTAGGATTTTTACTAACAGGCTGTTCGATGCATCAAGAACTAGAACTAGAACATAGATGTTCAGAAAAATGTAATGAAGTAATAGAAAATCTACAGAACTTTGAGTTTGATTCACAAGCTATAATCTCTAAGTTATTCAAGAGAGAAGTTTGTGAAGAACCAAATTGTTAAAAATGGAGATATATTGGATTTTGGTGGTTTGTTTTGGGGTTTTAATGTGGATGTGGATAAGGACATACAAAAAATGAAACTAGAAGAATATTTATTACTAAGACTTCAAACAGCTCAAGTTGATTTAAAAAGGACAAGGCCTCAACACTCCGCAACTGGTCTTTATATAAATGCTGATGACATCAAAAGATGGCTTAAAGAATTTAAAATATTAGAAAGAATGGAAAACCAACAAGAATTTGGAGTAGAATGAAATTAAGGAGAGAAATAGTGATAGATATCGAAGAAAAACTTGGGATAATTAAAGTATTAAGAAAGGAAGTAGAAATACTAACTTCTAGACTTCAACCACAAGACACAGGACATTTACATACAGCAATTAATGTAATAAATGATCGTATAGATGAACTGTTGTTAAAATGGTTAGGACATGAAAGTAAGAAATAAAGAACATCAGAGCTTAGGCTACAAAGAACTCAAACAGTTATGTGATGATTTCCCTAATGATCAAGAGTTAGGAAAAGAGGTGAGAAGGATCAAAGATGACAGTAAAGTTTCCGGGCCGCCACCAGTCAATAACCCGTAGGGCCTACGAGCCACGAGCGTAAAATGTATTCGTGAAAGAACAACTAAGTTTTTGGTTATATATACTACTGATAATACTAATACTGATAAAAGAATGGCTATAAGAAGATATACTGAGAGTGTAAACACACGATTCGAAGTAGGAATAGTGAAACTCTTAGATGAAGCATTAACACATCAATATTGTGTTGATAATGATTTTAATAGAAGTGATCTAATCAGACATCTAGTCAGAATAGGACTGAAAAACTTTGAGACTAATCAACCATCACAAGAGAATTTTAATGACCGTTGAAACAAACAATGATAAAATTATCATGGAAGACCTAGTAAAGACTTTAGATAATATCTGTGAACTTTATGAGAAACAAGAAGATTTACAACAATGTATTCGTGACGCAAGAACTTTATTGAACTCAATTCCAGAAGAGACTTCTTATATTGATACTGTGTTAACTGACATACAGAAATGTAGCATACTATGAAAAGCGAGCAGCAGCTTCGGGAGAAAATAATGAGTAATACAACAGTTATAGATAAACTTGTAGAAGAAAATATAAGATTAAGAAAACGAATGTGGGAGGGCGCGAATGGGCTCTGTTCTTCAGATTATCCAGAAGTTAGTAGAAAGAGAACACACAAAAAGTCTGAAAATGCCGTAAATGAACGAGAAAGTGATCCCACTACACCATCGCCATGAAACCTCAGTCAGCTAAGGCAAAAGGGCGAGTCCTTCAGCAATGGGTGAGAGACTTACTTGTAGAAAGTTTAGACATACACCCAGAAGACATAGAGAGTAGATCAATGGGCGCCGGTGGAGAAGACCTTATCATGTCAAGAGCAGCCCGCAAGTCTTTCCCATATAGTGTAGAATGTAAGAACCAAGAGAAGATCAATGTATGGTCAGCATATGA